TTTATTACTGTAACAGGTATACCATCGTCAGGTAAATCAGATTTTGTAGACCAAATGTGTATAGGTTATAATAGAAATTATGGTTGGAAGACAGCTTTTGCGTCTCCAGAAAATAAACCTAATTTTCTACATGCTCATAAACTTATTCGTAAAACATGGGAAGGTTTACCAACAAAAGATGATGTTGGTAGTGATAAATGGAAAAATGTTACTGACCATATTAATGATAATTATTTCTTTATTGATATGGATAGATATACTTTAGAAGATGTATTGAAAAAAGGTGGTGAGCTTGTTAAACGTAAGGGTATTAAATGTTTAGTTATTGATCCTTTTAATAAGATTAGAGATGTTGATTGTAAGACTGAAGATGTTAATCGTTATACTATGGAGTATTTAACTAAGATTGAAACGTTTGCTAAGAAATATGATGTATTAGTAATTGTTGTAGCGCATCCTACTAAGATGTATAAAGATAAAGATGGTAAAATGGAAGAACCTACAATGTATAGTATTAAAGGTGGTGGTGAATGGTATGATGCGTCTTATCATGGACTTTTGATTCATAGAGATTATGAAGCTAAAACAGTTAAAGCTAAAGTATTAAAAGTTAAGTTTCAAAACTTAGGTGAAAACCAAGCTGAAGCTCATTTTAATTGGGAGCCAAAGTCAGGTAGTTACATACCGTTAGTAACTGATTCAGCTGCAGTTGGACCACTACCATGGGAAAGTTAAAAGTTGCACACGGTGTATATCCTGCTCACACTAGAGCTGATGATGAATTAAAATCATATACTTGGTGTTTTAGCAATGGTATAAAAATAGGACCAGTTCCTCTTTGGGGAAATGATTACCATAAATGGACAGTAGAAATAACAATGAACGGTAAAAAACATACTGATCCAGCTAAATATGAGCGAGATAGTATTATGCACAAAGTGTACGAGTACTGCGATTATTACTATAATAAATATAATAAAGATGGAGAATAGATTTAAAAATGCAAATGAAGTTTTCAAGTATTACAAATGGGTAATAAAAGATCATGGCGTTAAGTTTGACAACACACGAGCTTTATTTAATATTGGATTTGAAATAGAAGATCCAATGGATAATTTGATTGAAGATGAAGATCGTAATTGGAAATTAGATTATGCTGAAGCTGAATGGCAATGGTATTTATCTGGTGATAACAATATAAACAAATTAGGAGAACTATATGGTAAAGTTCCTGAAATATGGAAACGTATGGCTGATAAAGAAGGTTTTGTTAATTCTAATTATGGTTGGCAATGGAAACGAAGTAATCAATTAGATGAAGTTGTAGATTTATTAAAAACAAATCCAAGAACTAGACAAGCTGCGATATCTATATACGATCGTAAAGAAGGGTACATGTATGACAACGATACTCCATGTACTTACGCTATACAGTTTACGATACTAAATGATAAGCTCAATATGTGTGTTACGATGCGTTCTAATGACCTCTGGTACGGTTTCTGCAACGATCAATACTGTTTTTCTAAGTTACAGGAATTGGTTGCTATAAAGACAGGTTTATCAATAGGTAATTATTACCATTTTGCACACAACTTACATCTTTACGATAATATAATTGAAAAGCTATGATAGATAATAAGTATATAATATATCATATACCAGGAAAAAAGATCGGTGTTACAAACGATTTGTATAATCGAGTTGAACAACAACAAGGTTATGAGGTAGGTGAGTATGAAGTTCTTGAATCATCAGATGATATAGATTATATATCTAAACGTGAAATAGAACTTCAAAAAGAGTATGGTTATAAAGTTGATATTATTCCATATAATAAACTGAGTGTTAATTTAAAATTAAAGAATATGAAGATAAACGTTACGGAGCAAACTACTACGTTTCCGTGCCCTGTCAATAAACTTAAAGGTCAGTTGATGGATAATCTTGAAATGCGCTGGGATACAGAGCATGGGAGTGTTTACTTAGACAAAGATTTAGCTATGTGGATAGAGAAGAACGCTAAAACGTCTATGTTTAATGACAATAGGTGCTATGTTTACAATAAAGCTATGATTAAGTATTTAGATCACAAAAGATACAAAAATGAAATCGATGAACTTCCGTTTAAAGAAGAAGATTTTTACGAAGAAGAAAAAGTTGTATTCTACTTCGATAAAATTAGAGACTGGGCTGAATACAGAGGTATATATGCTGAAGGTGATCCTAAAACTCAATACATTAAATTAATGGAAGAAGCTGGTGAACTTGGTAGAGCTATACTTAAGCAGAATAGAGAAGAACAAAAAGATGCTATAGGTGATATGGTTGTTGTGCTAACAAATTTAGCGGAACTACTAGATATGCCGATAGAAGAGTGTGTTGAATCTGCTTGGAACGTTATAAGTAAGAGAACTGGTAAAATGATTAATGGAACATTTGTAAAAGATTAATATATGAGTAGTAGAGAAATAATGGATGCACAAGGGTTGAGCCAAGCTCTCAATGGTTTAAACGGAGAGTTTAGAGATCCTGTTGTAAAACGTGTTGTTAATAAGTTTAAACAAAGGTCTGATGAAGGCTATAAAAAATACGGCACGACTCTTCATGAAGAGCGAACAACAAAAGTAAAAGGTTTGATGAAGTACTTAATTGATATTCAAGAAGAACTTATGGATGCAATTTTGTATATACAAACAGCACAGGAAGAACTTAAAGATATGTTAGATGAAAAGAAAACGTAAAAATAAAGGTCCTGTAAGATCAAAGAAGGTTGTGTTTGATGGCATAACCTTCGCCTCTGGTCTTGAAAGATATATGTATCAAGTCTTAAAGAAAGCTAAAATAAAAGCTGATTACGAGGGCGAAACATATACTTTAATAGATGGTTTTAATTTCGATAATAAAAGTCATGAAAGACAATCCAACGGTAAAGGAGATTTTGTTAACAGAGGTAATAAGAAAATATTACCAATAAAATACACTCCAGACTTTGTAGGAAGAGATTTTGTTATTGAATGTAAAGGCAGAGCTAATGAAAGTTTCCCAATGAGATGGAAATTGTTCAAAAGGTTCGTTAATAGATGTTATCCACATGTAACTTTATATAAGCCTCAAAACCAGAAAGAGTGTGATAAAGTAATAGAGTTAATAACTAAAAACAAATAATATGAATTGGGAATTTAGCGTAGGATTTTATCCTGGTTTACTTTTTGGTTTCAGAAGTTACACAGAAAATAAACAAAACAATCACGTATTATATCTACCGTTTGTAGATTTTTGCTTAACAATATTTAATAAGAAAAAGAGAAAATAATAATGAAAGAAATTAATAGTAACATTTTATCTGATATCACTGTTCATATGAAATATGCTAAATATATTCCTGAGCTACAACGTAGAGAAACTTGGGAAGAATTAGTAGATAGAAATATGGCCATGCATATTAAGAAGTACCCGGAGTTGGAGGTTGAAATAAGAAAAGCATATAGTTACGTATTTACAAAACAAATACTACCATCTATGAGAAGTTTACAATTTGCTGGAAAGCCAATTGAAATATCTCCTAATAGATTAGATGCTTTCAACGAGATAATGTTTCTATTGTTATCAGGATGTGGAGTTGGATATTCAGTTCAACAGCACCATATAAAACAATTGCCATTTTTAATGAAGCCTTTTAAAAATAGAACTAGAAGATTCGTTATAGGTGATTCAATTGAAGGTTGGTCTGATGCCGTTAAAGTGTTAATGAGATCTTATCTTGGAGAAAAAAGATCTTCAAGAATAATATTTGATTATACTGACATCAGACCTAAAGGTGCTAGACTAGTGACATCAGGTGGTAAAGCACCTGGTCCACAGCCTCTGAAAGAGTGTTTAATTAAAATTGAAGGCATACTTGAATCTAAAGATGATGGATCAATATTAACATCATTAGAAGTACACGATATAGTTTGTCATATAGCTGATGCTGTATTAGCTGGTGGTATTAGACGAGCTGCATTAATTAGTTTGTTTACTGCTACTGATGATAATATGATATCTTGTAAGTCTGGTAACTGGTGGGAAACTAATCCACAAAGAGGTAGAGCAAACAACTCAGCCGTTTTAATGAGACATAAAATAACAAAAGAGTTTTTTATGGACTTATGGAAACGAGTTGAATTATCTGGAGCTGGAGAGCCTGGTATATATCTTAATAATGATAAAGATTGGGGAACTAATCCTTGTTGTGAGATAGCGCTTAGACCTTTTCAGTTCTGTAACCTTTGTGAAGTTAA